TTTAATGCGTTAATCAGGGCGCGGAACCAGGAGATGATCCCTCAACAAGAGAGGCTAATTCATTAGAAAGGTTTAACAATTTTTCGTCTTCCGCTCTTGAACGCCTCTTGTTCATAATGTTTGAAATTGGATTGCTTGGGGCAGGCATAAGGTTTGCATTCAGTCCCGCCTGAATTATCCTGTCTCCGACTTTTTCTATCGCGCTTCCGCTAGGGCCGCCCCCAGATCGAACTGAGGTATCCATTACCCTGCTTTCCGTTATCGCAAGCAGATCATTAATTAGCCTCTGCTCTGCCTGGTCGAACAGTAAATTAAATTTGCCGTTCTGTTTTAATTTATTAACAAAGTTTTTTAACTTTGGATAACTAATATCTGCAACACCGCCCACCTTCGTACCACTAAGCTGAATTGAATCTAACATTTTTTTCCAGTACGACGCTTTTAAGCTCTGCAAAGCGGCCCTGCCCTCATCACCGCCAAACTCAAGCATGAAATTTTTGAAGTTCCGAAAGTCGCTAATAGTTGCATTATCGATTTTTTTGTAAATTTTATCTTCGTCAATTTTGCTTTCGATAATATCGGTAACTAAATTGTTTCGTGATTTATCGCGGCTATTTTTTTTCGTTTTTTCGATTGCTTGTTGATACTCTGTTTTCAAGCGACGGGCTTCAACAAAAATATCCTCACCCGTAGCACGAGCAACTGCTGAATCTAAGGCATCTTTATAGCTACGCATGGTCGGCCTGGCATCACGTTTGTCTTTATAAAACGTGTTAATGTACTTGCGGATATTTTCTGCTTCTTCAACTGTGATTAACCGCGCAACTTCAAAATCGCCGTTTTTGTTTTTCTTCAATATCCCCATTTGCACCAGTTCATTTTGAATTGCTGTCGGTACACCCATATTTGCCCGATCAGTGCCGACTGTAGCGCGAACTGCGGTAACTAACGGACTAGGATCAACGACAGCCCCTTCTTGAGCATTCTGTCGAGCTATCTTGTATGCTTCATTGATTGCATCTTCGCTTTTCTGGGCAAAATTATCAGCAGCCCTAAAGATATTGCTACCTGTAGAAATGTCTGTGCCATCAATCGCATAACCTTCTGGAACAATGTTGGCATCAGGATCGGTTGCTTTGTCAAATTGCTCATCTAATCTATTCGCTATTTTTTGAGCTTGTGACGCAACAACCTCCGTGACTACACTGTCGCGCTTAATAGCATCTTGCTGCATCCGCATATCGTCAGTGCTGGCTGTAACATTTGCCCTGGTCGGCTGAATGCCTTGTCTTAAAAAAGTGTTGTACAGAGTTAATTGATCAGGAGTAAATCCCACGCCCTCGATGGGCGCACTGTAAGGAGTTTCCTCAATAACCTCGTTCACAGAGCCATCTGCTGTGGAATCTGTAGATTTCGCTTTTGCAGGACGGGCAATCACTTCCATAGCCTCTGGTGTAATTGTGCCATCAGATTCAAAGACTTGAACGCGCTCATCAATGCCGCTGACGTGTCGCTTCAGCGCAGCCATTTGTCGCGCTGACATGCGTTGCAATGATTGAGGTACAACAGATTCAACAACATTTCGAGCCTTTGCAAGAGGAACACGCAGCCCTTCATCAACAACATTTCGACCTGATGCGAGAGGAGCACGCAGTGCTGCGCTAGTTATTAGCGGCCCTTGTGCGCCAAGTATGGGCGGCAGAGACTCTGCGACTTTCCCAACAACCTGAGAATACTTTTTCCCTTCTGGTGTTGTAGGCTCGTAGATTGGAACGGGATTCCACGATTGCGCCCGTTCCATTGTTTTTTCTTCCGCTCTCTTAGCAGCTTGCTGTGTTCCAAAATCGTCGCTTACCACTGCCTCAGCAACAGATGCTACAGTCGCAGGAATATAGGTAACGGCAGCAGGCAAACTGCTCAGGGCTTGTAAACCAGCTTCTGCTACGCCTACTGCTTTGTCCATGAATCCTGATTCTGGTTTTTCTGCTGGCTCAACTACAGGAGCGTCTAGCTGTGGGATTTCTGGATATGACCCCTCTACTATCTTGCCTGGTTGTACTTGAGGTGTTGGGTCAATAGAAGCAAAGATAGCAGCGGCATCTGCCTGTGTGGGTGGAGCATCGCCCGTGACCCTTATTGTTTTGCCCGTATTCGGATTAGTAATTTTATAAGTAGGCATTATCCATCAATCTCAATGACGAAAGTATTATCCGGCCCTGTGAATGTTTGACCTGTGCCTCCAGCTTTGGCTCTATCCATTTGTTTACGTTTCTCAGTATAAAATTTAGCAAGAGTGTTTCCTGGGCCTGCGTTCATAAAGGTCATCACTTCTATTATGTACGCCTTTAATTTTTCTTGAGCAGCAATCTTCTCTAACAAGTATTGTTTCATGTCTTTTTCGTCAAGACTAGTAGGAAACTCTGCCTCCAAAGCTAATTTCAATTCTGGTGCTGACAAAGCCCCGAAAGTAGTTGTCTGTATTGTACTTAAACCTAATTGCTGTTGTAGAGATTCAAGTTTAAGAGTATCTGCTGTCATGCTTGGGAAAAGGTTTGCAATTGGCCCTGTGTTCGCACCTGAATCTAATAGCTCAACTGCTGACCTCATAAGACGTATGCTTCTGTTAACTGGTTCGATTCTTTGTTGAAAATCACCAAGCACGTTTGCTTGTATTCTGCCTTGCCCTTCAGCAAAAGCTCTGTCGCGCTCGCTTAACACGCCTGATCGTATTCCTTCTTTTACAAGTTTATCAATTTCTTGAAGGTCTGTTACTTCAGAGCCATCAGGTTTTAAATATCTTCTATTCCCTGCATTATCGAAAACTACTGACGAACCATCCTCAAACATAGTTGGCTTGTATGCAGTGGGGGGAGTATTCGATCTGACATTTTCAGGCAGCATACTAGGATCGTAAGTTTCTAATTCGTTTTGCATAACAGGTTCTGTACCTGTTCTCTGGATAGTTTGTCCAATTCTGTTAGCTGTTCCCGATGTTCCTTGAGATATCAGAACTCGCTTACCGTTAGGCAGCACACCAGTAACCCGCCCCGTTATAGGGTCAGTCACAGTCATTACTGAAACGTCCTGGCCTTTAGCATTGCTTAAAGTCATCGTGCCAGTAATGGGCCTCCTTGTTGCAGCATTTTGCAAATCTTGACGTTCTTGCGCTGTTTGCTGCTTACGCAACTCCATCATGCCTGAGTGTGTTTCAGGCAACGGGCGACCAAAGATATCAGTGCCGCGCCTTGCTTGGTGCATTTCCATTTTTTCAACATAGTTCGCCATGCTAATTCCTATTTAAAAATGTTACTTAAAATGTTACCCAACATGCCTATTTTGTTATCATCGTTTTTCAATGAAATATCACCCAGCCCCGAATAGGGAGAACCAGCACTCGACCCATAGCCAGCTTGCAGATATCCAGAATCGCCGCCTGTTAATCCTGTAGCGCCTGACTCTGACATGCCAAGCAAACTTGCTAACGCATTCGCTGGTCTGTTTGCCAAGCCATAATCCTGCTCTGCAATTGCAGACGCTTGATTGAAATTCTGTAGCCCTATCTGTTGACCGCTTTCAAATCGAGCGGTATCAGCAGTCAGTTGCACACGATCTTGAGCGTCTTGAGCCAATTGCATTGCAGCCAATTGCTCAAGGTCTTGACCAAAGAGTTGCTCCTGATTTCCTAGCAGTTGATTGTAGTATTGTTGATCTCGGCTCAGTCTCGACGTGTCTTGGGTTTGACCAATATTGGCGAGATTCTGAGCGTATTGCGCGGCTGTGCCAATGGCCTGATTCTGTAACTCTTGTAGTGTTCCGCCCGAATTTAAGCGCCCTGCTGCCGCGCTACTCGCTTCAATGGCTCGCCTGCCTTCGTCTTGCAAGAATCTTAATCCTGCATCCTGTGGATTGAAGGGATCAATTTGATTGACATCGGAGTACATTGCATCAGGTAAAGCCCCTCGACCAACTTCGCTAACCATTTGAGCAATATTGAATTGGTTAGGCTGAGGATCGACAAGCTGGCCTGTGCCTCGCTCGTCCATCAAATCAATGCGTGGATCGAAAGGTTCTTTAATCGCTGTACGATACTCGTCCAACGTTTCATCTAGGTACGTGATATCGTCTGCGGTGTTGAAGATTCCATCTGGCCCAGGGGCAACGCCGCCTAGCGAGTAGAACGGTGCGTACACATCCTCGCGCGTTTCCATCAAATCGCGCAACAATGCTAGTTCAGCATCACTAGCGGCTTTAAGCTGATCAGCTTGATATTTTCTGGCTATCTCATCTCTGATAGCTGCACCAACAACGTCCGGCGCATTTTGCACGAATGTGTTTACGACATCGGTAATCGTGTCGCCTATGGATTGACTGCCTGTCGTGGTATCTCCGACGCTACCGCCTTCCGCAGCACCGCCCTGACCAACACCGCCTTGTCCAACACCGCCTTGTCCAATACCGCCCTGTCCAATACCGCCAGCACCGCCTGCCGCCTGACCACCTTGACCGCCTGCACCCCCTGCTGCTGATGCCTGACCGCCCTGACCGCCTGCGCCCCCAGCACCCCCCGTAGCAGTGGTATCTCCAACGTTACCGCCGGTAGCTGAAGTATCTCCAACGTTACCGCCCGTGGCTGAAGTATCTCCAACGTTACCGCCCGTGGCTGAAGAGTCACCGCTTGTAGCAGTTGTATCTCCAACGGAGGAATCACTGGTTGATGTGCTGTCGCTGGTCGAGTCGCTGGTTGATGTGCTGTCGCTGGTCGATGTGCTGTCCACATCAGTTGTTTGGGTTTGATCGCCTAGTGCTATGTTGATCAAATCAATTATGTTCTGGTCTCTTGGATCAAGCCCAGGGCCAAAAACCTCCGTTATCCAACCCCATATCGCTCTTAAATCCATGCCATCACCATCATCGTTGTTACCATCGTCGTTGCCGCCAGGGATATTGCCGCCAGGGATATTGCCGCCAGGGATATTGCCGCTTGGGTTGTTGCCGCTTGGGTTGTCTTGGAATATGTCAGTTTGAAAGTCATCGTAATCCTTCCCCCAAGAAGCAAGAATCAAATTTACTAATTCTCTGTTAAGACTTCCAAGGTCAAAATCTCGCCCGAAAATTCCTCCAAGAATGCCAACGGTAGTCATCCCTCTATCGTCTTCTTTTAACAACTCCCAAGCAGCTTTCTGCTCATCCGTAAGATCGTCAACACTCACATTTTCTCCTGCATCATAATTGGGAATTTTTCCAAGTAGCGTTTCAATTAGCTCTTCGCTTAACGGGTTGTCGGGCGAGATGTAGTCGCCAAATACTTGCCCTAAGATGTCTGAGCGAGTACCTGGAGTGTCTGAGGCAATTAATTCCTCCAGTTTTCCCCAATCGACCGCTGCTTCAGCTTGGCTGATACTGCCGTCTTCGTTCAGATCGGCCTTTTCGAACTCCGTTACGCCAGCCATTCTTCGCATGAATTCCTGAACATAAATATCGCGGATATCTTCTGCGTCGATTGGCGAATTAGTGGGACGCTCACCTCGCCAGGTAGTCCCGTATCGTTCATCATCCGACAACTGAGGAATATATAGACCAAGCGCGGCATCAACAGGCACTTCACCATCGGGGGTTATAAATTTAATATCTGGGATATCATCTTCAAACAAATCTTCGCGACGTAAGGCTGAATTTAAAAAGTTTTCGACAGCCTGACCGTCAATCAAAAAGGCTGCCATTTGTTCGCTTGTCAGCGTATTAAACCACCTAGCCAAAGTGCCTTTGTTTTGTTGAGATGCTATCGCCATTTTTAAATTACCAAATATTCGCTGCTGGCATCCAGAAAAACGACTCGCAATGAATCGTACTGACTGCCAATTGATTTGCTTGCAGACCCGTCGATTGTTTCCGAGCCTTCTGTGTCCACACTTACCGCACCACTGCCCATTCGTTTAACAATAATTTGCTGCCCATCTTTAGGGCTTTGATGAAGTGAAATTGTCACACTGCCGCTGCTATCAACTTCGACGATTTCTAAAGCTGCATTTCCAGTGGTCGTATATGCGCTGGTTTGGCGCGAATAAAACGGCTTCACTAAACTGAAAATATCGATAACTACTTGGCGAAGCGGCTCTATTTCAACTGGCACTTTAATCGCTAACGGATCGCGCAGTATTCGTGATGTCATTTTAGGAAACTGGCTCCCAGGATTAGCGTACAAATAAACGGATAGAGAGCGTAAACCGCCATTTCAACACGAGTCACTCTGTCACTGGCAACTTTAAATTGCTCTTTGAAGCCTTCATAACGAAGGGCACATTCGGTTTCATGTTTTTGTAAATCAGTTTTCATAGCACTCACTCTGTTACCTATTTAAACTTCTTATTCCAAAGCTCAAATAGAGTTTTTATTTTTTCACTGTGCGTGTCAATTGACAGATTCATTTTCGCCAACACAACCACAAGTGTAATGAACCCCACAAACACAGGCCATAAATCTAGTAATGAATTAACGTCCATTTAAATCAGCCACCTAAAGTTGGCTTGGTATCTGGGAAAGCATCTGTTGAAGGCCAATCTCTGAGTGCTGTTCTATACGCTGCAATTTCAGTCTTTTGCGGATGGTCTGTTAACACAGATAACGCATCAGTTCTTACTAGCTCACTGTCTCGCCATTCTCTCGCTATCTCTTCTTTTGGAGTGACATCAGTACAGGTGTGCTCTGGATACATTTCTACCGCTTGTCTATAGCTGCCACAAAGCATATCTGCGCTACGTCCATCTTTCGTGATTCTAACAATTGTCATACTATCTCCTTCTGAAAACCGTCCTTGTAAAACAAAGCGGAATAAGCCCCTTTGATAAGCACTTTACTAGCTGATAAAGCTACTCCCGCAACTGTTGCTGTAGTGGTGCTTGTCAATGTACCAGTAACGCTAACGTACACAGACTGACCCGGAGTTAAACCAGAAGAAGCGTCATCAATAGAACCAATGACCTGAATTGTTGCCGTAGCGCCGTCAGAAGCGGCTGCACTAGCAATTCCAATGTAGGAAGATTGCCCGACAACGCCAGTGCCAAAGGCCATGCCTTGAGGGGCAGATTCTTGTATAATAGTATTACCAATTATATTAAATGATTGTATAGTAGCTGTGTTGATTGTAGAAGCATCAAACGCTGTGCCTAACGTTAATTCATTTACTAAGTACGTCGCTGGATTCAAAATATACACTTTTGTACCGTCAGCGTTAAACGCTATCCCTGCGGGGCCAGTAGAAAAGCTAGCAATATTGGTGGTGTCTGTGAGGCTGGCGGTGGACACATCAAACCCCGTTGATAAGGCGTATTCTGCAAAAAGACTATTTGTACCGCTGGAGTTTGTAGTAAACATTTTTGTGCCATCGTTATTGAAGGCTAGGCCATAACAGTTTGTCCCTGTGGTTCCGTCTACCGCTAAAGCATCCGTATAACTAGCGGTTGAAACGTCAAAGTTAGTGGATAATGCGTATTCAAAAACGGACGGGGTGCCACCTATACCTAAAACAAACATTTTTGAGCCATCAGAATTAAAGCGTAGGGCCACGGGTACGGCAGTTTGACTAGCAACGGAAAAGCCGTCTACCACAACCGCTGATGACACGTCATATGCTACACCGAGAGTATATTCCCAAACTTTATCGGAAGTGTAACCCGTCACAAACATTTTTGTGCCATCGGTATTAAAAGCAAGAGACTGCGGGGTTGTCTCTTGAGCGCTCACACTTCTGGCCTGTACAAAAGTAGCGTCAGTAATCTTAAAAGTGCTGCTTAGTGCAAATTGATTTACCGAGTCGGAAGCCGTCCCTATGATATACATGGTAAGCCCTGCTCCGCCCACCGCTTTGGATACTGTTCCATTAGAATTTATTTTTACAGGATCACCATTAGCAATGGCTCCGCTTGCGGTTGCTTGATAAGTACCGCCAAGAACAGCGGGTGTGCCTCCTAAAACTGCCATATTTTTTCTCCGTTAAATTTCAAACCAGCCAATCGTGTCATCGACATAGACCAGTTGGGTTGATCGTCCTTGGCTAACCGTGCCATCTGCTGCGACGCTGTTAATTTTCTGACTTCCGTTCCTTCCAACAGTTATCAACGCTGCTCCTGCATTTGCAATTATCACAGTGTCGTTGGCAGAACCTGCTGGCAGAGTTATTGTGAAAGCCGTACTCGCGTGGTTGCACACTAGTTGATCACTAGCACTTGCTGTGTAGTTAGTTGTCTTGATTGCCCAAGCTGTGTACGCTCCACCTGCCGTGGCCCAGGACATTACGCCAGAACCATTTGTTTGCAAGAATTGGTTAGCATCGCCGTCGCTACTAGGCAATGTGAGCGTTATATCTGCTGTAGACGCTGGGCCAATAAGCGTTACTTTGTTTGTCCCGTTGTCTGAGTCTTCAAAGAACTCTACAAATCCAGCAGAGGTAGCACCATTTTTAAGTTGTAGTGCTCCCGTGACAGAACTAGCTCCAAAGGCATTAGCGGCTGCTGTACTTGTTATACCTGCTGCGGCTGTAATACCTCCACCGTCTGCAATGGTCAGTGCGTTATCACCATCCGTATAATCAATCGTTGCAGTCTCTAAACTGCCTGAATTGATTGTTAAACCTGTAGAATCAATCGTAACTCGTTTAGTATTATCAGCATAAAAGTTAATTTGATCTGCTGTTTCAAAATCAATCTTAGTTTGATCGTCTTCACCAATCTTGATGTCGGTCGCCAGCAAACTGGTTATGCCCGTTTGAGCAGCATCAATATTCACGGTGTTGGTCGATAGCGTTAAGCCTGTGCCAGCAACAAACGCAGTCGATGACATCGCAATATTGGACAGAGTGTTGTTCGAGGCGTTAATGGTTTTGTTGGTAAACGTCGTGGTGCTGCTCGCGGTTACTCCACTAACCTGCCCATCCACATACGCTTTGATTGATTGCTGCGTAGCCAACTGCGTTGCAGAGTCGGACGCCATGTTGTCCTCATCCAGCACTGCTGTACCAGAAACCCCAGTGTTGAGTACGGCACTGGTCAACGTTTTGTTGGTCAGCGTCTGCGTGAAGGCTTCAAACACAAACGTGTCATTGCCTGCTAGAAGCGGCAAACTGACAGTGCGGTCTGCTGCCAGGTTAGCTGCGGCGAAGATGTATTGATGGTCAGCAGCACTGTCGTTGATTTGCGGAGTCGTGAGGACGGGGCTAGTGAGCGTTTTGTTGGTTAATGTTTGTGTGGTCGCTGTGCCGATCGCCTCACTCCAACTGCTGAGTGTGCCATTGTCATCCACCGCCCAGTACAGCCCAGAGCCTTCTGTCAGCACGATTTGACCGTAGCGAATCTCACCACTAGCTGCCGTGTTCCTGACGGCAGAGATCATGACAGAGCGATCAGACGAAGGTGCGTTGGATGCGCTGGCCCCTAGTGAATAAAATCCAGATTTTTTTACTGCCGTGGATTTTGTATCTGAGGCATCAGAGATGCTGGTATTTCCAACATTTGAGGCATCAGCGTCATTCAGCAGGGTCTGAACTTGTGTTGTTGTTTGCGTTAACTGGCCCATTCTAACCTCTTAAAATTTGTGCATCGATGGCTGCATCTAAGATATCGACTTGTGCATCCGAACTCGTTTCAACACGGACAATGATTTCTCGACACTTGCCAATACCATTGATATCAATTGTTTTGTTTCCGTTCAAAGTCATCGTGTTGATCGTCGTAAAACTTGATAAATTTTTACTGACTTTGAGCGCTACACTAGAACTCGCGCTAGTATCTAAATGCAGCTTGACTTGATCGATCACCATTTCAGCACCGCCCACATCAAGAACCTCGCTGCTAATTAAGGGCAGGTCTTTTCTGCGAGTGATGTTTGCACCATCAGCCTGAAAGTTAGAGAAATCCAGCTTGTAGATTTTTTTATTGGCAGAGTGTGCCGCGAGTACGAAATCGAAGTCGTGAACAACGCTGGTGGTCATGAAGTCTTTTTCAAACCAGGTCTGCGACGTGATGTGATACGTCCAGATTTGACCTTGATCAGCAAAAATAAAATCAACGAACTCCTCCTGGTGAAGCGAGTACGCCGTCACGCGAACAGTATCAAAATCACCGCTGTCATAGCTTGCCCACTGCTCACCAATGGCAGGCACGAATAGCGGCTGAAAGTTCTCCCCCTGCATCATGCCAGGGCGACGATTGGAATCGATGAAGTAAATGATGCCGTCAATTGCTGCGACTGCATGAGTTCCGCAAATGCCATGCTGCATAACGCTTTGACGTGATAACGGTGGTCGCCCTGTACCGCTGGTAAACCATATTTCAGTGGTTGTTTCACCGAATAGGTACAGACGTTGTTTTAGACTGAAAACCCGTAACAGGTCATCTGGTAACGCCTCTGCTTGAGCAAAATCTAGCGATTCAATGCTTGTCCCGTCGTTCAAGGCAGATACAACGAAAAAACCATCAGGCTGCTGATAAATGAAGCGAGAATCTAAAAACGCCACTGAGCTTGTCAGAAGCAGGTCGCTGTCACTAATTTCGACCAAACCCGCTGCAACAGTGTAGACATAAGCGTCTGGTGTGCCGCCTGTCGTGATGATCAGTTGGTTTTGATCTGTTGCCATGACAACGGCATTCGGTGAGTTGGCGATTTCGCCAAGGAAGATAGCTGCGCCACCTGAATCAATTGAATACAGGGCATCGCCTGTGACTTGATACAGCAGCCCATTCGGGCCATTAGCAATCAGCCCCCTATCAGCACCCCCAGGTGTAATACTGGCGTTAATCGCTTCAGAATTGCTGTCGGTTAAAGCTGACTCGTTGCTGTCAGTAATAGCTTCGCCCGTTGCTTGGAAGTTAGCAAACTCAACGTAGCCAGGTATTTGGCGATAGCCTCGCAGCGTATGCGGAAAAAGGTTAAGCGTTTGCTGTCGGTTAGCATCTAACCTGGTGCTGGCGTAACTGGATTCAAGCGGAATAGCGGCTCTCACAGACTGTCATCCATAATGTTGTATTTGCCATAGGTGAAGCGAAGGTCACTCATGTCAACGCTCATGTCGAGCGTGATGTCAGCTTCTAAGCGTTCTTTTGTGTCTTGGGCTACCGTTGCCACAACAGGCGATGGATCGATGCCAAATTGAGGCGAAATGTCCACCGCTAGATTGAACTCTAATGCGCGTACAGCGCCGTTCGGTATCTCAAGCGTGGCACTCAGAGAACTGGGCGCAGGGATTGCCAGCAAGCCATCTTCACCATATTCGTTGATTAAATTTTTTAACGAAGTGAATACGTCGCCATTTTTACTGCTGTCGTCAGTGCTAAACGTCACACCCGATGTACGCACCCGAATCAGACTAGTTGCAGCATCAATAATATTTTGACTAGTTGCCATAAAAATCAGTCCTAAAAAAAGCGGGGCCGAAACCCCGCTTTAGGAATCGGAGGCATAAAGCCTCCATAGTATTCGACCTTTTTATTGAATCTATGCAGGTCGATAACCCCTCTCATGGGTTCTAGTTGATTCCCACCCTGGTTGCAATTTCAGGTCGGATTGTTTTGTAACCGTACAGAATGTCAATTCTGCAAGGGAACGTATCAGCACTAATTGAATAGTCTCTGACAATCCTCATTGAAATGCCGTCCATGACTTCTCTAGCCGCAAAAGCTACGCCTTCAGGAAGTACAAGGTCAGCCGTGGCGAAGCAGAAAGCATCCTTAGCGTAAGCCAAAGTATCTGTCCAATCCGCACCGTTACCACCACCAATTTTCGATACAGCGGCATTGTCAGCAGGACTACCAGAAACATTCTGGGTTCCGGCTGCTGCCACAATCGCAGGGCTAATCGCCAACGTCGTTGCAGATGCTCCACTGTTGCCAGTGACTACAAAATTTTGCAAAACGCCAGTATCGGCCTTGGTTTCGGGGTGGACTCGGTTTACACCAGCAATCGTGATGATATCGCCCTTCAGGAACGTCGTTGATCCTGTGTCTACAGTCAGGCTAGAACCCGTCTGGCTTGCGCCATTGACGAGATAGCCTGTCGTAGCTGCGGCAGTACCTGTGGTGTGCGTCGGCACAAGAGTGTTCTCGTAGTGATCGAATCCTGAGATACGACCTAACAAGCCTTCCTTGTACTGCTTGGCAATCTGCCCAGAGTCTTGAAACAGACCCTTGGTGTCAGCCAGCATATCGACAACACTCTGCGGATCATGCAGATAGTTACGATCACCGTAAGGCGCTAAGTTGACCGTCAAGTCTTTTTGCGCCTTCGTAATATTGGCAAAGGAGTTGGCAGAGCCGACGCCGTTGACAAAATTGAACACGTCCTTCGACATGGAAAGCGCATCGCTCTCTATGTTCGCCGCCAATACAGACATCGCAGGCTCAATATAACGTTCTTTGAACTGGTCGATGTGCATTGACAGTTCTTCGCTTGAGAACGTGAAGTCAACACCTTTTTGGGTGTCCACAGACAACGTAACTGAATTCTCAGTCACATCTTGTGAACTTAGGGTCGCGCCTGTTCTAACTGAAAACTCGTTAGGAAGGCGTATTTTAAGATCGTTGCCGATCTTCGCACCTGACTTAGCATACTGGTCATCGTATTGAGTATTTATCGTACCAATGAAATTTAATTTCTGATGTAGTATTGCCAGGGCTTCTTTCGTTATAACGCTTGGAGAAAGTAGTGAATTAGCCATTTTTTAGTACCTATTTTCGATACCCCCGATACTTCGCGTATTCAGTCGGACTCATCTTGTCAGGGTCTTTCGACACCTTTCCTCTCGGAGTTACTGATTTAGAAGGCGCAGGAGCGTTAGTAGTTTTGACAGGTCGCTTGGCTATACTTAGAGCGGTTGAAACAACCGTAAGAGCTTTCATCGCCTCTAGTTGCGACATTTGATTGACTCGTTGAGCTTGTTGCGGATTACTGGCTAACCAGTACGCCACAGCAGGGCCGTTATCAAAATCGTTAACTATTGCTCTCGCTACAAAATCCGATTGTTGGAAATTGGGCGCAGTAATCTTGGTTTCGTAATCAGGAAAGTCGAGAGCAAAATCCTTTGACTTTTCTTTAAACGATTCCTCAGAGATCACTTGTTTTTGAGCATTGAGGTGATTCAATTGCGCTTGTTGCTGCTGGCCCATTGCCTGTTGGACAGTCTGGGCGTTTAGCTGCGCGTTGTACTGGATGACAGCTTGCTGATACTGACTCTGATCAAAATCGTAGTCCTGCAACTCTGGAAATTGATCCAGCGGTTGTTGAACTTGATTAATCTGTTCAGACAAGTATTGGTTTTGCTGCTCCAGCTCTTGAACTCTGGTATTGGCTTCGTTCTTCTGTCGTGCGAGTTGAGAAATCCGCTGCTGATAGGAGTTGCGGTTTTTCTGCTTCTCCTCAGCTTGGTTGTCAGCGTTCTCTTCGCTGGATGGCTCCTGGGCTTCCTCTGTAGTGTTTTCAGAAATAGCTTCAGTAGTTACGCCCTCTTCGGGCTGGTCAGAATCTTCAACGGCATTCTCGATTTCCGCAGGCGATAGAATGCCCTCAGCGTTAGCTGCATCAGTCATGAGTACGACTCCTCGAATTTTACCTCGCTTTGAAGGGCAGCGAGTTAGCCCACGCTTTTACGGTGCG